TAATTGGAAGGACACTAAAAAGTTTCCTCCTAAAAGAATTTCAGCTTTTGGAACTTCAAAAGACGAAGTAGAAATATTATGCTTTAAAAACTACACGGTTGGAATGAAATATTTTGGTTGTGTAGACTATGTTGGTGCTTTAGCTTATTGTACACTTGAAGAAGAAATAAGCGACTACTTAATAAACGAAGTTCAAAATGGTTTTAGTGGTACTAAAGTAGTAAACTTTAACAATGGAATACCAACAGAAGAACAACAAAACATTATTTCAAATAAAGTAATGTCTAAAATCACTGGTTCACACGGTCAAAAAGTAATTGTAGCTTTTAATAGTGATGAAACAAGCAAGACAACAATAGATGACATACAACTAAATGACGCACCAGACCACTACACTTATTTAAGTGAAGAATGTCTGCGTAAAATAATGTTAGGTCACAATGTTACAAGTCCTTTATTATTTGGAATTGCAAACGCAAATGGTTTTAGTTCAAATGCTGATGAATTAAAAAATAGTTCTATTTTATTTGAAAACTTAAATATAAAACCAATGCAAGGTGTTATCATAGACGCTATTAATAAAATATTAGCTTACAATGGTATTGCATTAAACTTATATTTTAGGACTTTACAACCTTTAGAATTTAAAGATTTAGACGGATATAAAGACGCTGAAGAAAAAGAAGAAGAAACTGGATATAGTTTTAGTAAAGAAGATGAAAAAGGTGATATAGAGCTTGTAGAAAAACTTGCTGAATTTGGTGAAGACGTACCAAGCGACTGGCTACTAATAGATGAAAGCGAAGTAGACTATGACAACGAAGAAAAATTAGACGAAATTATAGCAAAAGCTAACGAAGGTAGCAAAGCTAAAAGTACCTTATCAAAAATATATAAGTTTGTTTCAAGTGGTATGGCTTTTCCAAATGCTAAAAGTGAACAAGATATAGAAGTAGACGGTATTAAATTCTATACAAGATACAGATATGCTGGAACTGTACAAAAAAATACAAGACCATTTTGTAGAGAAATGATACGTAGAAATAAAATGTATAGAAAAGAAGATATTATAAGAATGGATAGTACACCAGTAAATGCTGGTTGGGGTAAAGGTGGTGCAGATACTTATTCTATATGGTTGTATAAGGGTGGTGGTTCTTGCAGACACCGTTGGAATCGTGAAGTGTACGCACAATTTACTGACGCACCTGGTCTTGATTTAAAAAATCCAAATGTTAGAAACATAGCACAAAGACGAATCAAGAAGTATGGTTATGATCCAAAAAAAGGTGTTCTAAAAAACGATAGTAAAGTAGCGAAAAGACCAAGAGAAATGACAAATAGAGGTTTTATAAAACCAAGAAATTTTACAACACCAGTAAACGAAAACTAATATGGCAAACGTACTTTTAATATCAAGAAACGACATCACAAGGTTTACTTCTTTAAATGGTAATGTAGACCAAGATAAGTTTTTGCAATTTATTTATATTGCACAACAAATACATATTTTAAATTTTTTAGGTACAGACTTACTTGAAAAGCTTAAAAGTGATATTGCTGCTGGTTCTTTAACTGGTAACTACCAAACACTTGTAAACACCTATGTTAAACCAATGTTAGTACATTATTCAATGGTTGAATATTTACCATTTAGCACGGTGTCAATTTCAAATAAGGGTGTATTTAAGCACACTTCAGAAAATGCAAGTGTAATAGACCAAGACGAATTAGAAAAGCTTATAGAAGCAGAAAGGAAAATAGCTAAAAATTATGCTACAAGGTGTGTAGATTATTTAAACAATAATAGTACATTGTTTCCTGAATATACTTCAAACACGAACGAAGATGTAAACCCACAAAGAGGTGTAAACTATGGAAATTGGTATATATGAAAAAAACACGAAAAAGTAAACCAAAAGAAATTAACATATTAAAGTTAAAAAAATACTTAAAGCAAAATGGCAGAAAAGAAAATAAGTCAATTAACGGCAAAGGGTAGTAACCTTGAAACTACTGATTTATTTATTATAAGTAAGTCAGACGGTAGTGGTGGTTATGACACTAAATATTTAACTGGTGCTGAACTTACACAAGTAAGTTTAAATAACCAAACTGGAACAACATATACACTTGTTCTAACAGACGCAAATAAACTTGTCGAAGTAAATAATGGTAGTGCTATAAATTTGACTATACCACCAAATAGTGGTGTAGCTTTTCCTATTGGTACACAAGTAGTAATAGCACAACAAGGTGCTGGTCAAATAACTTTAGTAGCTGGTAGTGGTGTTACTTTACGTTCAAGGGGTGGTATGTTAAAATTAAATGCTCAATATTCAGTAGCTACTTGTATCAAAAGAGCAACAGACGAATGGTACATAGCTGGTGATTTAACAAGTTGATATGTTACGAAGTACACCTGGAATATTAGCAAGAAGGCAAGTAAGTGTTTTAACAAATACTTTTAGCATAGATATAGACGGTGCAAGTCAATATGTTGATTGTGGTAATGTAACGGCAACAAATGGTGTAAGTAATGCAAGTTGGTCGTTTTGGTTTAAATTAGATAGTAATTCTATAAATCAACAACCAATTAGCCAATGGAATAATAGTAGTGCTACTAATCAAATGTATGTTTATTTAATTGGTAGTTCAAGAATTGATGTACATTTAGCTGGTGTAGTAGCTTTTAGAGATAATACCACAGTAAGTTTATCTACTGGTGTTTGGTATCATTTTGTAGCAGTTTATGACGGATCACTAACTGGTTCTAATATTTGCAAAGCGTGGTTAAATAATACACCTTTAACAAATAGCTTAACACCTTCTGCAATTGCTAATTTAAAAACGGTTACTAATAGTTTTGAAATGGGTAGACGACCAACTGGCAACTATTTAGACGGAAAAATTGACGAAGTAGCTATATTTACTTCTTCACTAACACCAACAAATGTAGGTGCTATTTATAATAGTGGTACACCAACAAATTTAACAACAAGTGGTATAAGTGGTCTTGCTCATTATTGGCGTAATGGTGATAATGACGGTGGTAGTGGTACTACGGTGACAGACCAACAAGGAAGTAAAAACGGAACTTTAACAAATGGTGCTTCATTTATAAGTGACGCACCTTAAAAAATAAAATTATGGCAGTAACAAATGGTTGGGGTAAAGCAGTAGAAAATAATACTATTGGATATGGTAAAGGTGCTAATAATAGCACAAATAATTGGGGAGCAGTTTATAGTAGTAGTGCTGCTGGTGATACGGCTTTAAGTTCTGCAAGTTTTTCTAATCAATATAGTTTAGATTTTAACGGTGTAGATATGTACGCTGAACTTGGAAATGTAACAAGTTTAAATGGTAGTACACTAGCAAGTTGGTCATTTTGGGTTAATAGAGATGATGTAACAAGGTTTGAAGTACCAATAAGTCAAGGTGGTAGTGGTAACGATAGACTATTTTATTTAAGATTTGTAGGTAACAATAGAATAGACTTTTTTATAAAAGGTTCTGTAATGTGGAAGGACACAAGTTTAAATGTGACTTTTGCAAATAACACTTGGTACAATATTATAGTAACTTATAATGGTGCAACAAGTGGAAATTCTAATAAGTGCAACTTATATATAAATGGTGTAAAAGAAACAAATACACAAGGTTCTAATATTACAACTATGCCAAGTTCGACAACTAACTTTAACATAGGAAGGTTGCAAAGTGGTGCTTCTTCTTATAATAATTTCTTTGACGGTAATGTAGACGAAATAGCTTTATTTGATAAAGAACTTTCACAAAGCGAAGTAACTGCTATTTATAATAGTGGTGTGCCTGGTGACTTAACTGGTCACGCAAACCTTACTGACTGGTGGCGTTGTGGTGATGACAATAGTGGTACTGGAACAACACTTACTGCAAATGTTGGTGGTGTAAATGGATCACTTTACAATTCTGCAAGTTATGAAACAAATGTACCAACATAAAAAACTAAAAAAATGAAAGCAAATTTTGAAACATACGCAACAATAAGTATAGACGATTTAGCAAAAGTAGATTTTGAACAAGTAGGTCAAACAAGTAATGAAACTGTAAGACGTTCATTAGACTTAACACAATTTATATTAAGTTGGAATCAAACACCAACTTTTATAGAAGATGAATTAATAGTGCCAATTGCAGAATATGACCACGCAGAAATACTTGAAGTTGTACAAACTGACCAATGGCAAGAAAACGACATAGATGAATAAAAATCACATATATATATTTGGTATTATAGTATTTTGTAGTGCTATTTTAACTGGTACAAGCTTATTATTAAATGCTCCTTATTATAAAATGTTTGGTGGTGTGTTATTAATAAGTTATACAGTTTTACAAATGTTAGCTGGAATTGAACGAAATGAAGGAGAAAATTTTTAATGTAGGGTTAAAACAATTTTTTAGCACACCGTATAGTGTTATATTAATTGCAGTTGTTTTTGCTTTTGTTTGGTTAGGTAAATATTTACTAACGTCAAAAGAAAACGAAATATTGCAACATAAAGAAATGTTAAAGGAATGTGATGAAGAACGAAAACACGACAAATTACTTATGCAAGAAATGGTTTTTGAAAAGAAAAGAAACAAAGAACTTGAAGAATAATTAAAATGGAAAATAAGACTATTATAATCGTAGCTATAATAAGCGCAATAGGGTCATTTTTTGAACCAACTTTAACACTAGACAAGAAAAAAACGAATAAAGACGTTATAACGTGCGAAAGTGAACTTTATATAGATAGTCTACGAAATGTAAACGATAGTCTTTTACACAAGCTTAAAATAGAAAATAAATCACTTTTAGAATACAAAAGAAAAGCACAAAAAAAATTAAATGATAAAACTAAAAGAAGAAAAAGGAAGGACTTGGATATTTAATTATTATAAAAAAACAATTTTAGGACATAAAAACGAACCATATTATAAAACAGAAAGTGAAATATTAAAAGAAAAAAAGTATAATTATAATAGTTTAAGTATTGACGAAAAAAAAATATACACAATGGTAAGAAAGTACACAGATAAAGAACTTTTAGATAGGGTACAAGAATTAGAAAGTTTTAAGGAATTTCCAAAAGGTTATTGGATCTTAGCAGTAAGAAGTAAAGCAGATAAACCAAACAAATTTGATGACAAATTTTACATATACAAAGGTACAGACTTTGTGACTGTAACAACTGGAACAACTAATCCAGGTTTAAGCATTTTAAAAGGTGGTTTTAAAAGATATAATAGAGTAGGTGCAGCTGTTGTCAAATCTAATGAATGGTATTATGACGTATATAAATACGGATTACATAACAAAAAAATGCCTTGTTTAAGACAGCACAGTAAAAAGGAAATATTGTACTATCGTGACGGTGATTTAGACGGTAAAAGTGAAGAACTTGGAAAAGTGCAAAGTGGTGTAATTTATACTAACTTTCACGGTTCTACTTACAGAAAAGGCAGCTTACTTGAACGTGATAATATTAATGGTTGGTCTGCTGGTTGTTTAGTATGTAATAAAAATGCTGAATACGAAGCAATTATAAAAATGTGTAAAGATAGTAAGCAAAGGTATTTTACTATGTGCTTAATAAAAGAATTTTAAAAATAAATAATATGTTTAATATGAAAAATGCAATTAAACCAATAGAGGTTAATGTAGATACAAAGAACTTTGATGTTCAATTTGTACGTGATAAAAAAAAGAAAAAAACCTATATAGAAATTGACACAGACAAAGTTGATGTTATATATTCAAGAACTGGTGATGTAAGAATATTTAAGCTTGATACTGAAAGTGATATATTAGACCTTGAAATTAAAACTGATAAAGACGGTACTACTGTTGATGTTTCTTCTAAAGTAAATTGGATAGGTAAAGTAGTTAGTTGGTTTTTGACAAGAAAAGCAAGACGTGCAGCTAAGAAAGCTAAAAAATGAAAGTTACACGGATAAGTAAAAACATAGCTAAATTTGAAACTGACAAGAAAAACACAAAATTAGCTATACTTTCTGACTTGCATTGGGATAATCCCCATTGTAACCGTGAACTTCTTCAAGCACATTTAGATTATTGTTTAAAAGAAGATATACCAGTATTTATTAATGGTGATATGTTCTGCTTAATGCAAGGTAAAGGTGACCGTAGAGGTAATAAAAGTGATGTAAGACCAGAACACGCTTTTAATAATTATTTTGATAGTATAATAAAAACGTCAGTAGACTGGTTTACACCTTACGCACATATTATTAAGTTAATTGGATATGGCAACCACGAAAGCTCGGTACTGAAGCACCAAGAAAGTGACATCATTTCTCGGTTTGTAGACTTACTAAACTACAAGTGTAATTCAAATGTTTTAACTGGTGGCTATGGTGGTTGGATATGGTTTCAATATCATAATAGCAATATGTTTAAAAGCTTAAAATTAAAGTATTATCACGGTTCTGGTGGTGGTGGTGCAGTAACTAAAGGCGCTATTAATCTTACAAGGGCTTTAAGTATGTATGAAGCAGATATTTTTACAATGGGACATATACACGAAAACGCTGCACGAACTGACGCAAAAGAAGTTTTGTATGTTAAAAAAGGTGTTTGTGAAATAAGACACAAATACGTTCATAATATGATAACTGGAACTTATAAAGACGAATACGGTACAGGGTTTGGAAATTTTCATATAGAAAAAGGTAGACCAATTAAAATACTTGGTGGTCGAATATTAACGCTTGACTTTGGTAGAGATAGAGTAAATAAAGTACGTAGTTTAAAATGTGCTATTGATAGTAGACAATTTCCAATAATTTAATTATATTTGATATTATCTTTATAATTTATATTAATTAGTAATTAAGGTGTTAGAAATAGCACCTTTTTTATTATCTAAATACACACTTATAAACTTTTTTTTAATAGATTGTAAATAATTGAAACCTTTTATATATATTTGATGTATATATTAAAAACACAAAAAATTATGTATAAATTTTATTTTAAAAAGGAACTACTTGAAACAGTAGAGTGCAAAGAACAAGCAGACGAACTACTTGGTGAATTAAACATTATGTACAAAGGTGGTGTAATAATGAAATACACAGAACCAGTAGAAGTGAACACTTGTAAAAATTGTGGTGAAGAAATAGACCTTGAACTTAATGGTTGGTTTTGTAGCAAAAGTTGTTACAATGAATATTCAAATGATATGTTTTAAAAAATACACTATGAAAAATTACAGACAATTTATTGAAGAATTAAGGAATTTATATATTTATAAGTTTTACTGGGAACGTGAACATAGAGGATCGTTTAATTCAAAACTATATTTAGAATACTTAAAAGCAAAAAAATAATGAAAGGATATATATATAGTGAACAAATACCAATGTTCGGACATAAAGAAATTATAGGTTATGGTACAAGTGATTTTTATGTAAAAGAAATAGAAAAAAATTTAAGCAAAGAAATAATAATTAAAAATCATTATTCACACAAAGTTTGTAATGACGCAACAACGCATATACATTTAGGTTGTTTTATCAATGGTGAGTTGTTAGGTTGCTTACAATATGGTTATGCAATGAACCCACAAAGTTGTGGTAGTGTTGTTACTGGTACTAAATTAAATCAATACAAAGAATTAAATAGAATGTGGTTTGATGATAAGGCAAAAAAAAATACAGAAAGCAAAGCTATTTCTTATAGTATAAAGTATATAAAGGGCAAATTTAAAACGGTTAAATGGATTCAAAGCTTTGCTGATGAACGGTGTGGAGGTTTAGGAATAGTTTATCAAGCTTGTTCATTTAGATTTTACGGAGAACATACAAGCATTTTTTGGACTTTTGAGGGTGAAATATACCATAATAGTTTGATTACTAATAACAATAGAAATAAAAAATCTGAATTAGAAAAAAAAGGTTTTAAGGAAAAAGCAATTAAACAAACTTTAAGACAATTTAGGTATATTAAATTTTTAGATAAAAGTTGGGTTAAGAAATGCACAAAAAAAGAATTACCATATTTAAAACACTATAATAATGACTGATACTGAAAAAATGTTTTTAAAACAAGACTTGCAGTTTGTTATAAACGACTTGACAAGAACACGGAAAATAAAAGCGAATCTTGAAAAGCAAGATAGGAATAAAAATGATTTAAATAGTTTTTTAGCTATCACACTTGATACAGATATTAAATACAATATTAAAAGGTTAATTGATATACAAAACAAGCTATGAACGTATATAAAATAACACACCGTGAACGTGACCACACTAAAACCTGGCGAACTATTTATACTTTAATACCAGCAGAATCACAACACGAAGCACTTAAAAAATTAGATAGGCACAAAAGTACAATTAAGTCAATAAAACTTTTAGGAGTTCAAAAAGAAGATACTTTTGAACATTGGTTTGAAGTTTGGTCTGAAAAGATACAAACCCAAAAAGACGATAATAGATACGCAATTTATAAAATAAAGTCACCTTCATACTACAAAAAAAAGAATTAGTTTTGTTGATCAAGAACTTTTTAAAACACGAAAAAATAAAATACAATTAATTACTAAAAAACAAATACAAGTAAATACTTATGGAAAAGTTAAAAGAACAAAAAGTAAAGGAAATTATTAAATATTTTAATTTAGATGAACGTACAAGACGTGCAGAAAATGTTGATCCACGTTTTTTATTTTATAGTTACTTATACAAAAATGGTTATAAGTTAGCAGAAATAGGTAAATTCTTTAATCGTAACCACGTAAACGTATTAAATGGTGTACGCAAGAACAAAATACAAGAAGAAACTAAAAAAGTTAGCTACGTTAAAAACACGGAAAAACTACGTGCTTATTTGAATGGCGAAACAATAGAACTTAGACAAAGATTCATTATTAAAGATATTAAGAACGTACAAGAAAAGCTTGATAGTATGATAGATAAAATTAACAATCTAAATACTACAGAAATATGAAAAACAAAAAAGGTTTTATTTTATATGCTGACATAAATACAACTGTAAACAAGCTTACTGATGAATACGCTGGTAAGTTGTTTAAGCACATTTTAAGCTACGTTAATGACGAAGAACCAACTACAAATGATGTACTTCTTGAAATTGCTTTTGAACCTATTAAACAACAATTAAAGCGTGATTTAGATAGGTGGCAAAGTACTAAAACAAAACGTGCTGAAGCTGGTCGTTTAGGTGGTTTAGCAAAAGCTACTAATGCTAAGCAAAGCAAAGCAAAATTAGCTGATAATGTAAATGTAAATGTTAATGTAATAAATATATATAGGAAGTTTAACCATTTAAGTTTGTCTACTGATGAATTTAACAAGTTAAATAAATTATATACTAAAGAACAGATAGACCGTGTTTTAGACGCTATTGAAAACTATCAAGGAAATAAAAAATATAAAAGCTTATATTTGACTGCACGAAATTGGTTAGCTAAAGAAAACACGAATACAAGTAAAGAT